ATAATAAACACCCAGCAATTTATCCAGAAACACTTGTTGAGAAATGTTTGAAAGTATCTGGTTTGAAAAAAGGAGTTATATTTGATCCATTTATGGGAACAGGTACAACAGCTGTTGTTGCTAAACATTATGGTTTAGAATATGTTGGTTGTGAGATTGACAAAGATTACCATAAATTTGCAAATGAAAGAATAGCGAGGACAATATAATGTACGAATTAAAAGAATATCTAAACGCTATAAACTTCACAAAAAAAGATGTGATGGATTCAGATGATGAATTATGGAAGAAAAAGTATCCTGCTTTTATCGTAAACAAACTATTGTCTGCTTTTTCAGACACCGTAATGCTTGTTAATGAAATGAATAGAAATCATTTTCTTGATAAGGATATGCAATTTCAATTTCTACTAAATAGTATTAGAACAAAGAAACGGTATAGTCCGTTTTTGAGGGCGAGTAAATTAAAAGAAATTGAGTGTGTAAAAGAGTATTATGGATATAGTAATGATAAAGCAAAGTCCGCTCTTGATATACTCACCAAAGATGAGATAAATCTCATTAAAGAAAAATTATATAAAGGTGGGACAAAATGAATGAATTAGATAATAGTTGGCATCCAGAAAATATGTTGGAAGTCCAATTGAAAGAACCAGACGATTTTTTAAAGGTTCGTGAAACACTAACTAGAATTGGTGTTGCCTCTAGAAAAGATAAAAAATTATTTCAATCGTGTCATATTCTACACAAACAAGGTAGATATTTCATAGTACATTTTAAGGAACTATTTGCATTAGATGGCAAAGAAGCAAACTTAACTGACAATGATATTGAAAGAAGAAATACAATTGCTCAATTATTGGGTGATTGGGGATTAATTGCAATAATTAATGCCACAGTTGCTGAGAAAAAAGCACCTCTATCACAAATCAAAGTTTTATCATTTAAAGAAAAGAATGAATGGGACTTACAAGCAAAATATAACATAGGTAAAAAGATAGAAGATGAAGGCACCGAAGTTTAGAGAGTTTATAACTGAAGCACCATCTAGTGGTAAGTTTAGAATAATTGTAATCACAGATGAGCCTGAGGATGCTAAAACTTTTCATACAGCAAACAGACTAAAAGAAGAAGCTGAAAAACTAGGTTGGAAACATTATTTGTTTAAACTATCTGGTGGTTATACATCCATTCCAGAAGGTGCTTTAAGATTGCATAATAAAGATGATGATAAAGGTTTTGAAGTTTCAGGTCGTGATACAATCGCAATCATAAGAGGCTCAGTTGTAAGAAAAGATAGTTGGTTAGATATTATTTCAACACTAGAGAAACATAGTGTTTGTGTTGTAAATAGTAGGCAAACAATTAATATTTGTGCTGACAAATATAGAACAGCATTAAGACTTTCAGATTATGGTATTAAACAACCTAAAACAATTCTTATAAACGATCCAGAAAATGCAGACCAAGCAGTTGAAAAATTAGATACAGAATATCCAATCATACTTAAAACTTTACGAGGTAGTAAAGGTGTTGGTGTTTTGTTTATTGAATCAGGAAGAGCATTAGATAGTATTGTTCAGTTGATACATAAACAAGATGAAGATACAGATTTATTACTACAAGAATATATTAAAACAGATTGGGATGCTAGAGTTTTAGTATTAGGTGGTAAGGTACTTGCTACAATGAAACGACCTGTAATTGAAGGAGATTTTAGAAGTAATATATCGCAAGGTTCAGAACCAGAGAAATTAGAATTAACAGAATTAGAAATAGAAGAAAGTTTAAAGGCTGCAAAAGCAGTTAATGGATTATGGACTGCTGTTGATTTTATTCCAAGTAAAAATAGAGAAAAGGAACCACCATTTATTATTGAAGTAAATTCATCTCCAGGTACCGAAGGTATTGAAAAGGCAAGTGGTCAAAATATTAGTAAAGAGGTTGTACAATTTTTTGCTGATAAAAAGAATTGGGTTAAAGTACCTAGTGAGTGTGGATTTAAAGAGATTGTATCTATCAAACCATTTGGCGAAATCATAGCTAAGTTTGATACAGGTAATTCAGGTATGTCAGTTATTCATGCTGACAAGTTGAATGTAAAAGATAAAAAGGTTACATGGACATTATTAGGTAAAACACTTACCTCTGATATTATCAGAAAAGAAAAAATATCAGTTGGTGGCTTAAGAGATTATGAAGAAGAAAGATATGTTATCAAATTAGATGTGGAGTTTTTAGGAAGCATCTATGAAACGGAATTTACTCTAGATGATAGAGAAGATAGGAGTCCAATCCTTTTCGACCGAGAGTTTATGGGTAGAGTAAATGTCATGGTAAATCCAGACAGAAAATATGTGGTTACAACCAAATATAGTTTAGACTAAACGCTTTACAAATCAATTGTAATGTGTTATAATAATATGAAAAGGAGTGAAGAATGGCAAAAAATCATCAAGCAGATAATCCCTTATTCAAGGCATTAGTTAAAAAATACGAGGCACAAATAGCAGAAGCATTTGCTGTGTTAATTGTTTATTTCGACAATTCAGTAGGTATAGGAGAACATCCTCAATTTATTGATGAAATGGATAAACAGTTAGATATTATTTCTACTGCCGAAGAAAAACTAGAAGCATTAAATAAACATTTTAATAATACACAAATATAGTGAAATTTTATACTAGTGTGCTGCCATATAAAGGACGATTATTAGTCCGAGGTATAAACCATGATGGCAGCCACAAAAAGTTTAAAGTAAATTATAAACCATCTTTATTTACTCCTGTTCAAAAAGAAACAGGATATAAAACATTAGATGGTCGTAATGTGGCAAAGATTCAACATAGTAGTATGTTTGAAGCAAGAAAATGGATTGATGAATATAAAGATGTAACCAACTTTGAGTATTTTGGTAATACAAGATTTCAGTATCCATATATTGCAGATGAGTTCCCAGGTAAAATTGATTGGGATTTAAAACAAATAAGATTAATCACAATTGATATTGAGTGTGAAAGTGAAAATGGTTTCCCAGATGTAGATAAAGCTGAAGAACCTTTAATTTGTATTACTGTAAAAGACCATGCAAGAAAAAGTATTATTGTTTTTGGTTGTGGCAACTTTGTCAATGACCGTGATGATGTAAAATATTTTAAGTGTTCTACCGAAAGAGATTTAGTAATTAAGTTTACAAAGTTCTGGACTAGTTATAATCCAGATATCGTAACTGGTTGGAATGTAAAGTTCTTTGATATTCCTTATCTAATGAATCGTTTTAAATATCTTATGGGTGATGATTTTTTAAATCAGTTTAGTCCGTGGGGTGTTGTAAGTCAAAGTAGTGCAAGAATAACTGCTAAAGGATTTAATAAAGAACAAAACTATTATGATATTCTTGGTGTTTCAGTTTTAGATTATCTTGACCTCTATCGTAAACACACATTTGTTAGACAAGAAAGTTATAAATTAGATTACATTGGCCAAGTAGAATTAGGCGAACAGAAAACTGAAAATCCATATGATACTTTCAAAGAGTTTTATCAAAACGATTATCAATTATTTGTAGAGTATAATATTCAAGATGTTGAGTTAGTTGATAAGTTAGAGGATAAAATGCAGTTGATTGCTTTGCATTTAACTATGGCTTATGAAGGTAAAGTAAATTATCAAGATGTGTTTGGTCAAGTTCGTATGTGGGATACTATTATATTTAATTATCTCAAAGAGAATAAACTAGTTTGTCCTGCCGTAAATGAGAACGAATATTCTGGTGGTTATGAAGGTGCCTATGTAAAAGATCCAGTTGTAGGATTTCACGATTGGATTTGTAGTTTTGATTTAAACAGTTTGTATCCACATTTAATTATGCAGTATAATATATCTCCTGAAACTATGGTTGGTTTTGAACCTAATTCTGTGAGTGTAGAAAAAATGTTAAATCAAGAATCTGATTTATCACATTTAGATGGTGCAACTATCACACCTAATGGTGCTCAGTTTCGAACAGACAAACGAGGTTTTCTTCCTAAGTTGATGGATAAACTATATCAAGAACGAGTGATATATAAAAAGAAAATGATTAAAGCAAAATCCATGTATCAAGAAACTGGTGATAAAAGATTATTAAATGATATTGCAGCCAATCATAATATTCAACTTGCAAGAAAGATTGCTTTGAATAGTGCTTATGGTGCTATTGGTAATCAATACTTTAAATATTTTGATGTAAGACACGCTGAAGGTATTACAAAAGCAGGTCAACTTGCGATTAGATGGATTGAAAGGGATGTAAATAATTATTTAAATGATTTATTGAAAACTAAAAATGTAGTTTATGTTGTGGCTTCTGATACAGATTCAATCTATGTAAAACTTGGTGCAGTTGTAGATAAAATATTTAAAGATAAATCTGATACAAGAAAGATTGTAAAAGTTCTAGATAAATTTTGTGAAGATAAATTACAAAAGATAATTGATGATAGTTATGATAAACTTGCTAAATATGTAAATGCATTTGACCAAAAGATGTTTATGAAACGAGAAGTAATCGCCAACAAAGGTATATGGACTGCTAAGAAAAGATATATTCTAAATGTTTATAATGAAGAAGGTGTCGATTTAAAAGAACCAAAGTTAAAGATTATGGGTATTGAAGCAGTTAAGA